GAAAAAACGGAAGATATAGGCAGGAGTATGGAGCAGCTATCACATTTAAGGAGTCATCGTCGCCGCAAGTTTGTGGAGGAGTTTATAGAGAGTGGAGATGCGTTAGAGAGTGCACGGGAGGCAGGATATTTTAAGGGATGCGAGAAGAAGCTGAGGGTTGCAGCAAACGGATTAAAGTATGAGTTACGAGACGAGATTTCTTCATTGATGCGAGAGCGTCTGAAGGGAGTCGGTCCAAAGGCATTAGCAAAGATGGAGTGGTTAATGGACCGCAGCGAGAGTGAGGTTGTTCAGTTAAATGCTGCAAAGGAGTTATTGGAGCGCAGCAGGATATTGGAGGGAGATCATGGAATACATAAGAGTTCAGAACAACTAGAGGCAGAGTTAATTTCTTTGGTCGGAGCAGATGGTGCGAAGCTAATGTTAGCGCGTGTCAGGATGCGTCGTAACGGATCGGGGCCGAGTTTGGAGGCGGCATAGTATGGCACAGTTAAGAAAAGCAAACGCAGGGACAATAGAGATGTTGGTTAATGGAAAATGGGTCCAAGCCAACCCCAAGATCAAGGTTCCAGCAACCAAGCATATCTTGACAGGTAAGCGGACTACACAGTCTAGTGGGCCATTGGAGAATGTCTTAGGAAGTCGGAGGAGGGATATACGCAACGAAGGTGCAACTGCAGGAGAACAGGCAGCAGCACGGAGAGAGCCCCGAGCGAGATATGATTTAGAGACAGGAAAGGAGACTACTACTTATCGTGAGATTCGTCCATCTGAGTCTGTAGGAGCCCGTGCAGAGAATGTTCTGGAGGGCAAGGGAAGTCAGCTTGACCAAGAGTATTCCAGTTTACAGAACACACTTTCCAATCCTGACATGAAGGGAAAGGCTCGCAAGCAGTTGCAGCCGGGGAATAAGGCAAACGAGATTCAGAGATTGTATGAACGACAATTCTCCAAGATCTACAGAGATGCAACCTCCCAGCTTCCTCCAAAGGATGCAGCAGGATATGGAGATGCAAGAAAGAGTGCCCAAGCAAATGCAAGATCACAGATATTGAAACTTGCACAGAATCCAAAAGGACACCAGAAACTTGCAGGAAAGTATGGAGTTTCTCCAGAAGTCATTAGCCAAGTATCACGGGATTTGTTAAAAGAGATCCATGAGGATCATGACAGTCCAAGATCAGTTCCAGATCCTGATGACAGAACATCAAAGATGTTTAAGGGTTATCGGAAGGGTGTTAATTTTGAGAGTTTGGGAAGTGATTTTGGTCCGGGTTTTGAGAATGTCTCGGAGTATGATACTACACAGATGTCAGAAGGAGAGTATGCACAATTCCAGAGAAATGCAAGACAAGGAATACAGACAGAATCTCATGTAGATCCTGAGTATGGAGAAACAGGGACTCCTCTCAGACAGAAGATTAGTTCTTTAGGAGGTCCGGGTGGAGAGATTGAGTCTGGGCGCGCACGTTCTGTTGTGCAGGTTCCAGACACAAAGGGAAGACCATTTGAGTATGATGTATTAACTCAGTCAGGAGAACAGTTTAAGGAAGAGACAAGACACACACAAGGAGGGACAAAGGGTCGTGAGGAAGTCCTCTTGGGACGAGGAGGAGGAGGCAAGTCTTCACTAGCAAAGCAGATCGTTAATCCTGGACAAGTCAATGTTAAACGACCGGGGAGTTTAATTGCTAGATTTGCAGAAAGCAACGATCCACGGGCAATACAGTTGTCAAAGAAGATGATGAATAAGAGTCTTCCTTCTTCAGTCAGAAAACTTGCATTAGAGAATGTTGCTGCACAGGATTATGAGCGTGCAATCACTGAAGGACTTCCTCAATCTGGACTTAAACATGCAGAGGAGTTGGGCAATCTTCGTCTTGACCAAGTGTCAACAGTCAATCCTTCTGGAGTCGATATAAACATTTTGGAGTCTTTGGATGATGGAGAAGATTTATCTTCTGACGTTCCATACGATGCAGATGCTAAGGTTCAACAGATCCGTGGAGTTGTACAGGAGGAGATCCAAGGAGTCTCTTATGATGCTCCAGAGCAACTAGATCCCAAGATGGAGGCAAGCAAGCAAAAGTTGAGGCTTGGAGTTGAGGAGAGGATAGAGACAGGAATGGGGAATGTCCGAAAAAGGGAGAAGAATGCAAGGGCACTGATTAAAGCGTATGTCCATGGGACTCCCAACCGTAAAAAGGGAAGCAAGAAAACTTCTGGTGAGTTGAGAGAAACAGTTAAGACATTAAGACAACAAAAAAAGAATCTCGTTGGATACATTTCAGGACAAGGACTTTTAACAGAAGGCATTGACATAGAGAATCTTCCTTATGATGTATCAGATCAGACGGCAGAAGCAGGAGCAGAATCAAACAAGATTCAACTCAAGAAAGAAGTGAGTTACTCTCCAGAGACTGACAAGATGGAGACAAACATCACACGGGATTGGGAGAAGATGAGGAATGCTCCTGTGAAAGCTCAGTTGCCGGGATCAGTATCTCAGGCAGTTGCTGGCTATGCCCAGCAGACAGGAAAGACATCAATTCCAGATTATGCTTTGACAGTCCAGAAGCAGAATGTTGGTCTTAAGAGAGATCCAAATCCAGCAGAGGGAGCAGATCCCAGCCAGCAGAGAAATCGCAGACTGACTAAGAAACCCCCCGGAAAGAGCACAAATTTAACAGAGCAGTTTGCTGGAATGTCAGAAGAACAGTATCGTTCTGTTGAGCGTCCATCTGAACGGAAGTATTCACAAGGCGGGTCTGTTGAGGCAAAGGGAAAAACAGAGCGTATGCGTAAGGTTGCAGATCTTATAAATGTAGATAAGATGAAGATAGATCCTTCAGTCCGCAAATGGTTTGTGGGAGGGTCAAAGGGATTAGGGATCGCTGGCGTGGGACTCACACTTGGTGCGGCAATAACAGAAGCAGCATCTAAGAACCCAGTCATTAAACCTGCGGATATAGTAATGACAGCAGGTAAACAGGCACTTGGGCCAAGAGCAACACAGAAGGTATTTGGTGGTGGAATACCTAAAGCTGTAACTGCTGCTCAAAGGAAGTATGGACAGATTTCTGCGACAGTAAAACCATTTACACCAAAGTATCGTGCAGGTTCTGCGACCCCAGCACAGTTTTCAGAAGAAAAGAAACAGCGAGGTGGAGTGACTCCATATCAGTCATGGATTAACTGGTTTAAGAGTTTTAACACAGGAGATGATGAGAGTATTCTATCTCCGAGATTAGGACAAAGGCGCAGACGTAGATAAAACGATATGGAATCAGGGAACATAGGACGAGCAATTACAGTTGCAGAGAGTATTGCAGAGGCAGAAGATACTAATCGTCTCAGCTTCTATGATCCCTATGAGTATCAGATCCGGTTCCATGAAGGTCGAGACTCCAAGGGACGACTTGCACGGCAACGTCTTTTGATGGCAGCAAACAAGACAGGAAAGACATATTGTGGTGCAGCAGAGTTAGCAACTCATCTAACAGGACGGTATCCAAAGTGGTGGAAGGGGGCACGGTTCAACACTCCAATACAGGCATGGGCTGCAGGAAACACGACAGTCAACACTCGGGACATTGTACAAGCAGAGTTGTTAGGAGCACCCGGAGATGAAGAGGATTTTGGTCATGGAGCAATTCCAAAGGATGCAATAGGAAAGACAGAGCGTCAGCCGGGGATTCCGAATGCGTATCAGAGTGTGTTGGTGAAGCATACTTCTGGACGCAACTCTAAACTCTTTTTTAAGAGTTATGAACAAGGAAAACAAGCATGGATGGGAAAAGCAGTAGATGTCACATGGTTGGATGAGGAACCTCCACAAGACATTTACTCACAAGCATTGAGAGCATCTCTGAAATCAGGAGGATTGATCTACATGACCTTTACTCCTGAATCTGGAATGACTCAGGTGATTGCACAGTTCATGAACAATCTCCAACCCCATCAGCAGATTTTCAATGCAACATGGGATGATGCTCCCCATTTGGATGATGAAGTCAAGCAGGAGATATTAGCTGCACTTCCAGAGCATGAGAGGGAGATGCGCTCAAAGGGAATCCCAGTTCTTGGATCAGGCTTGGTCTTTCCAGTAAAGGAAGAAGACATCAAGCGTCCATCGTTTTCTATTCCAGAACACTGGAGCAAGATTTGTGGAATGGATTTTGGCTGGGATCATCCAACTGCAGCAGTCTGGCTTGCACATGATCGAGACTCGGATGCAATATATGTCTATGACACATACAGGAAAAGTGCAGAGACTCCAGTGTTTCATGCAGCAGCAATGAAGACCCGTGGACATTGGATTCCTGTTGTTTGGCCTCACGACGGATCACAGCATGATAAAGGATCAGGGATTCCACTTGCACAGATCTATCGTCAGCAGGGCTTAAACATGGGAGTAAAGCATTTTGAGAATCCAGAAGGAGGACAATCTGTGGAAGCAGGATTGATGAACATGCTAGACAAGATGAGAACCTCAAGATTCTTTGTCTTTGATTACTGTTTTGATTGGTTTGAGGAGTTCAGGATGTACCACCGCAAGGATGGGAAGGTCATTAAGATCAATGATGATTTGATGAGTGCAACCCGCTACGCTGCTCAGTCTTTACGTTTTGCAAAGACTTCAGAGGTCAAGCGTCCACAGAGTCATGCCATCGGAACAAAGGAACATGAGTGGGAAGCCTTTGAGGATTGGGGAGTTGCAGCATGAAGTGTCTGAAACTGGGAAGGAGACCTTGGTGAAGAGAGAGTTAGATCTTGCACGGGTTCGGGTGATGCCGATCCGGAATGAAGAAGACGAGAAAGGGCTAATCAAGACATTCCAGAGAATACGTCCTGATTCTGAAGAAGGTTTTCCTGTAGCAACAACGCACATGATTGTTGTTGATAATCAGATTGCAGGAGGTTTTTGTCTGGAATCGCCAACTGTTTATTGGTGGATGCTCCCTGAGAAGAACACAATGAGGAACTCAATGTCTGCATGGGGTTGTTTGGAAACATTGATGGCACAGTCTGGAAGAGACACATACTTGATTGTCTGCGAAGACACATCAGAGTATCATAAGGTGTTGGATAAGCGTCTTCCCAAAGTGATTGGGAATGGAAACAGCGCAAATCATCATATTTTTGTAAGGAAAATCCCAAATGGGTTCTGAAACAAGCAAAGGGGGCACTTATGCCCTATGCGTAAATCTAAAGGAGACAATATGTCCGACACGATAGCTACTAACATGATGGGTTTTCACAATATGGTTTCCCATTGGGGGCAACAGATCAAGAAACCGTTAGACGACATTTTCTCTCCGGGGATGAATGACGAGAGTCAAGATGATACTGGTGCTGCTGAAACCTCCACCTATGGGGACGTTAGCGTCCCAATGTCTTCAGAGCCATACCTACGGAGGAAGACAGAAGGGGTGCGGACAAATCTGACAACAAAGAAGAAGACGACAAAGGTGCAGAACAAGGCATACGGAGTAGCAAACTAAGATGGCTTTCTCTACCCCTGTCAATGCAGGAGACGACAGCAACCCCGCATCTGAGGTGCTTCAGGATCTTGATGCCCTGAAGACCGACAGAGCATCATGGGAGCGTCAGTGGCAGCAGATTGCTGATCTGATGTGTCCTCGTCGTGCAGATTTTGAGACTAAGTATTCGTCTGGACTTGCAAGGCGTGCAAAAATCTTTGACTCAACTGCAGTAAGAGCACTTACACGCTTCAGTGCAGGGCTCCATAACCTTTTGACTCCTGCCGCAGCACCTTGGTTCATTCTGAAACCATCTATCAAACAACTGGAGCAGGATCGTCAGGTTCAGTTGTGGTTGGAGGAAGTCACAAGAGCATTACAAGTTCACTTTTCGTCTCCAAAGTCTAATTTTCATCCTGCGGCCTATGAGTATTTTACTGATCTTGGCGCCTTTGGGACAGGGAGTATGTACATCGAGGATGCTCCGGGGATCGGTCCCTACTTCAGAAGTTTTCCACTTGCAAAGACATGCTATTCAGTCAACAAGCGAGGACGGATAGACTCTGCATATCGAGAATACACCTATACTGCAAAGGCATTGGTTGAGAATTTTGATACACAGAGGATCCCAGAATCAGTTTTAAAGAAGCTGGAGAATGGAAAACCCTTTGAGAAGTTTGATTGCGTCCATGTGATAAAACCTTGGCATGCACTGAAGTTAGGAGGTCCGCTTCAGTTGATTCCAAAACCCTTTATTTCTATTCATATTCTCAAAGAAAAGAATGAGATCTTAGGAATTGGTGGACATGACGAGTTTCCGTATGTCGTCTCAAGATGGGCGAAAAACGAGGATGAGATCTATGGTCGTGGACCGGGAGGAGATGCTCTTCCTGATGTTCTCATGTCCAATGAGATGGAAAAAACCTATCTGAAAGCACTTCAGAAACAGGTTGATCCTCCATTGACTCTTCCTGATGACGGATTCCTTGGTCAAATAAAGACATATCCCGGTGCAATCAATATCCACAGAGTGGGATATAGCCAGAAGGAGATCATCGGTCAGCTACCGATGGGAGATCCTCGCTATGCAGAAGGAAAGATGTCTCAGGTAAGAGATGCAATCAATAAATCATTCTATCTGGATCTGATTGAGCTTCCGGGACCAGTTGCTCCTGATGGAGATGTTCTTCGGTTCACTGCAACAGAGATTGCAACCCGTCAGAGAGATCGTCTTGCGATCATTGGCCCAATTGTGGCGCGTCAAGAAGCAGAATTTCTTAGTCCACTGATTGAACGCACCTTCCGAGTCATGGCACGGGCAGGGATGTTGCCACCTCCTCCTCCTGTCATGGAAGACATGGATGTTCAGGTGTCTTATGTTAATCCTGTCTCAGTAGCACAGAGGACTTTGGAGCTTAATGCAATTGGACAGTTGATCCAGTTTCACATGCCACTGGCACAGATTGATCCTACAACGATCAAAAGGCTCAATGTCTCTCGCATTTCGGAACTGAGTGCAGAAATACTCAATGTCCCTCCATCTTCTGTATTTTCTGATGAAGAGATGGCAAAAATACAGGAACAAGAACAGCAAGCACAGCAAGCACAGCAGCAGATGCAGGCTGAATCGCAGATGGCAGATACAGAAGAGAAACGGTCTTCGGCACAACTCAATGTAGCAAGGGCTGAAGCCGCATGAATCTTATGAGTCGTAAGCAGGCTCGTTTGTTGGAGGTCTATCATAGCCTCTTTAACACACCGGAAGGCAAGGAAATCCTTGCGGATCTTGCTTCTCGGTACAATGCGTTTAGTCCTACGTTTGACCCACATTCTGAGCGGGTCAGTGCCTTCAATGAAGGAGCGCGCAACGTAGTCCTGGACTTATTTAAGAGAGCAAGGACATCTCCAGAGGAAGTCCTCGCCAAGCTGGAACAAATGGAATCTAATGACGGAAGCACAAGTTACTGAATCCGGGGATGAATCCTCGGAAGACCAATTCATGCCGACTCCCTTTGATGCGACAACGCTTCCAGGGGAATTAGCACATGAACCATCTCTGAAGAATTTTGATTCTGTGGATAAGCTCGCAAACAGCTATGTCCATGCCGTCAGAAAGATGGGAGCCCCTCCAGAGAGTTTTCTCAAGATTCCACAAGAAGGAGAATCTTGGGATCAGATTCATCGAGCACTTGGTCGTCCTGAAGCACCAGAGGATTACACTTTTGATGAGTTCAATAATGATGAAGATGAAGGACTAGATTATTTTAAAGGATGGTCACACAAACAAGGATTCACTCAGGATCAAGCACAGAACATCTTGGGAGAGCTTAATGATATTGTTGTTCAGGGCAAGGAACAACAGATGCAGGAGCGTCAGATCGTGTACGATCAGGGCATGGAGTCTCTGCAAAGAGAATGGCCCGGAGATGCGTTTGACGAGAACATGGATCTTGCGAGGCGTGCATTCTCTCAGCTTGCAACCAAAGAATCGGTAGCATTGTTAGAGGATTCTGGTCTTTCTGACCATCCGGAAGTAGTAAAGATATTTCACAAGATGGGCAAGATGATGGGCGAAGCCAATTTGGTAATGGGGCAATCTGCAGGAGTTGGAGATCTCACGCCATCATCAGCACAAGAGAAGATCAACGAGCTTTATAATCAAAAGGACTTTTTAGATCAGTATAGGGATAATCAAAACCCTAGTCATAAAGAGGCGACCAAACGAATGGATCGACTCTTTAAGATTGCCTACCCCAATCAATAAGAGAGTAGGCACCCCATAGTGGGGAGCAGGTAAGTATCAGCATTGAATCCGGATAATCGAGAGACCCGGATTTCCCCCTGAATAGGAATCCACTCTAGTTGTGGGTAATTCCTGAAGCCTGATTTTTTTAATCACTTCATGGAGTAACCCATGGCAGTTAATTTTAGTGGGATCGAGACTTCCTACGTCCAGCGTTATGCGCAGGATGTAGCAATGGAGATCCAGCAGACGAACTCGCGTCTGCGGCCAGTAGTTCAGGTAAAACCTGACTGTTCTGGTTTAGTAGAGTTTATGGATAAAGTCGGGACTGTTGAGGCAGAGGCAATCACCTCTCGCTTTGCAGATTCTCCGATCATGCCTATCAAGCACTCCCGCAGAAAGGTTAGTTCACAGCCTTACCAGTTTGGTACGGCAGTGGAGGAATGGGACCAGCGTAGGATGAACTACGATGTGATCCAGCCTTATGCGCGTGCAGCAGCAATGTCAATGAATCGGAAGATGGATTCAATCATTGTTGATGCTGCTTACGGTACCCATTACGGGTCTGCTGATAGCGACATGACGGCAGCTGCAGCTCACACTTGGACTGGAATGGTTGGCGGTGCTCTCTCGGAAACGGGGTTTAACGCATCCAGTCAGAAGATCCCTGCAGACTTTGGCTATACCGCAGATGTAGCGGCAGGTTCAGCTTTGACAGTGGACAAGTTGCTTCGTGCGCGTAGACTGCTTTCTGAGCAAGAAGTAGATCAGTACGACCAGAATGGGGTTCCCCTGTTCATCATCGTCTGTTCTGCTAGGCAGATTGAGTCGTTGCTTCAGGAAACCAAGGTTCAATCAGTGGATTACAACAGTATCCGCGCATTAGTTGACGGCAAAGTCGATTATTTTGCAGGATTCCGTTTTATCCGCTATGAGTCTTTGCCAACTGAGGCAGATGCTTCTCCCACTTCTGGCTCAGTCACGGCTGAGAAGGTGCTGGCGTTCCATCCCAATGCACTAGGTTTGTGCATCTGGGCTGATGTGGTTGCTCGGATTGACGAACTTCCAAACAAACGGTTTATCCCATACATCTATTACAAGATGGATATGGGTGCAACTCGTTTGGATGAGAAGCTCATGATCCAAATCAACTGCATACAATAACCTCCAACGAAAGGAAAAGCTATTATGGCTACTGTGAATGGCGTTAATTACGCTCAGACTCACGCTCCTTCCGATGGCAACTGGAAATTGGTTCCAGTTTCAGAGGTTGGAGGGCAAATGCGGGTGTTGTATGATTCCTATACGACAGCTACTAGTGCAGGTAAATATCTTAATATCGGGCGGCTTCCAAAAGATGCCCGTGTTTGGGATGTCCAATTTACCACTAGTATTGCATTTGCAGGAAGTGGAGCAACTGTGGATATTGGCTTTCTTTATGATGATGCCGCTATTACAGATGATCCTGACCTGTTTATTGCCGCAACAACGGTTAATGCGGTTACTAACAAAGGAATGCTAGGCGGCCTCGGATTGGGCGCAGCAGCATCTGGGATTAGTGCCACAATTGCCCAAGTTCCAATAACGATTGAGGGAGAGGGCGTTGTCCAATTCTTCTTTAAGGCTGGGACAGTTGCGGATGATTGTGTTGTAAAAGTCAAGGTGCTCTACACCATTGACTGATTTAACTGCCGGGGTTTCGGCCCCGGCATCTCCAAATGCTTGAGAGGAATATGTCAAGTGACACGATTGTAATGTCCAATGGACAGGACCGCAAGGAAGTAAAGATCGCCTCCTTGGAGCAAGACAGACTCATAACTGAGGGATGGAAAATCCTGAAGAGAAGAAAACCCGGACGGAGGAGTTCCAATGGCAATATCCAAGACTAGCATCTGTAATATCGCACTAACTCATCTAGGTGAGCTCAAGATTGACTCTGTAGAAGAGGATAATCAGAGAGCACGGTTGTGCAAAATGCGCTTTGAGGATGTCCTTGTTCTTGTCCTCAAGTCTCATCCTTGGACATGTGCAGTCAAAAGAGCAACTCTGACAAAGTTGACCACAGATGCAGGCGACAATAAGCCAGTTTGGGGTTTTGACTATATGTTTCAGCTTCCTGCTGATTTTCTCAGGATCCTCCAAATGCAGGATCACACACAGCCTTATCGGATTGAGATGGATACAGAGCTAGTGCTTGTGACAAGCTCATCTACTGCAAAAATCCGTTATATCCATCTTCCTCAAAACCATCAAACTCTCTCGTATGATGTCGCAAATCTGGTAGGAATACGCCTAGCCTCTGAACTAGCAGAACCCCTAACCTCTAATGTTACTCTAAAGCAGACACTAACACAGAGGTATCTGATAGAACTTGCAGCAGCAAGATCTGTAGATTCCATGCAAGGAACTCCAGAGGTGGTTGACAACTATTCATGGCTGAATGCCCGTTCTGACCAGAATGTGTCAGCGGTAGTCTTTGACATACCATCTACAGACGCATCTGGATTGAATCCTGTTCCTAACTGGAATGTTCCCTAATGGCGTATAAATTCCGTTCACAAACTGTTTTTTCTGCTGGCTCTCTCTCAAAGCTCCAACAGGGGCGGCATGACACGAAGGTCTATGCTGCTGCAGTCAAGGAGATGGAGAACTTTATTCCAGTGCCTGACGGTCCTGCAATCAAAAGACCCGGAACCTATTTTGCGACGGCTGCTGCAAGTAATACTGCAAATGGATCAAGACTGATTCCTTTTTATTTTGGAGAAGGACAAGCGTATGTCTTTGAGTTCTATGCAGACACTATCAGGATCCTGACTGGAGACGGATTGTTGTACATCGGTAGTACGACAAATCCCTTTGTGATTGCCTCTACAGGATATGATGCAACAAAGATCCATGAGATTGATGTTGTCCAGTCTGCAGATGTTCTCTACATCACACACAAGAATGTTCCTCTGAAGAAACTGGAGCGCACCATCCCATCATCAGGAGAAACCGGATATTCAGCGCGTGCAGCAGATGGCACTTACTGGGCATTATCCAATGTCGAGCTTACTGATGGGCCATGGGATTCAATGAATGTGGATAATGCAAAGTTGCTCTCAATTGCAGTTGTAGGCGGGTCAGCTACGGAATGGAAGGAGATAGGAGGAGCAGGATTAGACACGATAAACAACAAGTTTGCACTGTTTGGACATGGTCTTAGGAACGGAATGCAAGTTCGTTTTAAGGCTGGAGGAGACATCGGAAACTTGGTGGAAGCCGACGGAGCAGGAGACCCGTTTGTTGTCGGCACATCCACTTATTATGTTGTAAATGCTGGATCTTCCTCGTTTTCCCTTGCTACCATATTTGAGGGAACTCCCAAAGCCTTTAAGCTAGACACTACAGGTACTGAGGTAGAGTGGACAGGGAATCTTACCATAGAGAAAGAGGTGATTGCGAAGGGCACAAGTTGCACGATTACGGCATCCTCTGCTGTCTTTCAGGCTGAAGACTATGCTGGCTCGGTGTTCCCAAATGCTCTGCTTCGGGTGAACCTCTATTGTGGAAATGAAGCAGAGAAAACCAAAGGAGTAAAATGGGTTTGGTTTAAGATCACTGGCTGGACCGATACGACGCATGTCACTGCAGTTTCTCAGTCTGAAGTTACTCTGTTTGGACGCAACACTAGAGAGTTTCAGTTTGGAGCATTGGGAGGTCGCTTTGGATATGCAAGGAAATGTGCAATTCATCAACAACGACTTATTCTTGCAGCATCAGAAGAAAGACCTACGACTCTTTGGGTCTCTAACTCTGGCAGCTTTGAGAACTTTTCACCAGATACTGCAATTGGAGTAAACACAGGAGAGTCGGATAGTGCAGGTCAGTCGATAGTTTCAGAACAAATCTTAGATGATAATTCTCTTAATCTAACAATTGACTCTGACACGGTTGATCGCATCTACTGGCTTGCAGAGAAGGACCGTCTTGAGATTGGGACTTCTGGGGGGCCATTCCATCTCTATGGATCAGAGACTAGCAGAACCATCACTCCAACAAACTTTACAATCCAGAAGGCATCTGCATGGGAATGTGCAGATATTCCTCCTGTGAGAGTCGGTAATGCTTTGGTCTATGTCCAATTAGGAAAGCGCAAGATCAGAGCAATGGGAAGGGATCAAGGAGGAACTTATGTTGCTGCAGATCTTTCCTCAACCTCTGATTATTTTCAGGCAAACTCAATTACAACGGTGTCTCACCAGAAACAACCGCATTCGTTAATCTGGATGATTAGAGATGATGGGCGCTTGGTCTCTATGTCTTTTGACGAAAGAGACGAGTTTGCAGGATTTGCAATCCATACTATTGGAGGATCACATACTGATGCAACTCATGGGAATCATGCAAAGGTAGAAAGTCTTGCAATTATTCCAAGGACTCCTGATGACCGGATTTGGATGGTTGTGAAACGAACGGTCAATGGGAGCACAGTAAGGCATGTTGAGTTCATGCAGAACTTCTTTGTTGGCTCAAGAGACTCCCAACAGAAGGCCCATTTTGTTGACTCTGGGATCTACACTGAATCGGGGACAACGATTTCTTCCATTACTGGATTAGCACATCTGGAAGGAGAAACGTTAGATGTCCTTATCAATGGAGGAGTGTCTTCTCAGAAGACAGTTGCTAGTGGAGTAATAACCTTTTCTGCTCCAATTACAGGAGGAACGGCAGCAACAAAAATTGTTACAGGTCTTCCGTACATCTCTAAGCTCCACACCCTTCCAGTCAGAAGTGCAGATGACGACTCTGTCTTTCCTCTTGGACGAGTGCGGATGGTTAAAGCACATTTGAGGTTTTCTGAAACACTTGCGGTCCAAGTTGGTTTGGAAACTCTTAACTTGGAGGAGGTTCTCTTCCGGACAACTCAGGATCTTGTTGGGTCTGTGTCTCCTCTTTTTACAGGGACCAAGATCATGTCTCTGGTAGGACGCACAGAAGAAGACGAATCTCTCAGAATCATCAGCAGTGGTCCGCTTCCACTGACTCTGCTGAATTTAATTACAGAACATGAAGTTAATATCCAATAAGGGAATATGGGTGGAGTAGTATTAGCAGCATCTTTAATTAAAACTGCATCAGACTATCAAACCTCGTTTAGCAAGTATGAGGCAATGCAGAAGCAGGCCAACGAGATGGGGGCCTTGACGGACAGAATGAGAGCAGCACTCAAAAAGAATCTCCTGCAGCGTAGTGCCTCTTATGGGCAGGATCGCAGGCAACTTGAGGAGTCGTATGGGCTAAAGCAAAGTTCGCTTGCAGGATCAGTTGATAAGGCAGTTGGATCCTCTGTTGCACAAGGTGCAGGTTCTGGTGCAAAGCTGGGAGGTCCGGGAACGCTGACAAACATTCAACGCACACAGCAACAGTCTGGATTACAAGGAATAGCAAATATGCTTTCAGGCAGACAAGAAGATCTTGCTCGACAGAAATCTGATTATACCACTGGACGAGACACAATGAAATCCAATGTCGATGAGCAAATTAAAAAGGTAGAAGTAGAACGAGATGCTCTTCGCACGGCATCCACTGATATGATGCACAATGCGCAAAGAGGGGCTCTCTTTAATTTTGTTACAACTGCAGCATCTTTGGGAGCGGCTGGAGGCGTTTCATGGTTTAGTACGGCAGGAACAGCAGGGACAGCAGCAACTAGCACAACAGCAGCGACCGCAGGAACAGCAGGAACAGCAGGATGGTTTAGTAATCCTTCTTGGATGAAAACACATGGCTAAGGTAACTAACTAATGAAAATCACGATCCAAGACTTTGCTGGTATGACATCAGGGTTAGCTGCCGGTACTACTAAAGGAGGAACGGGGCCCCCCCTCTATACTCCTGCTGGAGCGCCAGACACACTTTCTTATGAATCTGTGGGGATCTCCTCCCAAAAGGATTTAAATAAATCCATGTCGGATGCGTTTAATGCAGTTGGGAAAAATGTCAAAGCGGCAAGGAAAGAGACAAACAACTTAGTATTCACAAAGTTCCAGAATGATGCTGAGTCTTTTTTTATGGAAGAGGCACAGGTGCGCCAGCAAGAGTTTATGGAGGCTTCAGATGAAGATCTCCTTTTTGATAAATCGCAGACGTTAATTGCAGGCATGCGTGATGACACTCTCACAAAGTTTGAGACTAAGTATGCAAACACACTTAAAAATCCTTATGTTGCTGAACGATGGGTAGCTATTAAATCTCGGTATATGAAAGCGGCAGGAGACTATCTCTCTAACAGTTACCAGAGAGAAATTGCAGATCGTGTTGCGTTGATGGAACAAAAATCTGTAGCTGAAGTTGGAGTAGCTCTCAGAGAGTTGCAGAAAGTGCCAATGACAGGCGACGCTGGCCCCTCTAATCGACAAACTGCAAGAGCGGCTGTCTTTAGACTGTTTAAGGAACAGTTGGATGGGTTTAACATTCCTGAGTCTAGGATTGAACTTCTCTTCAATAAAGAATCGGCAAAGGCAGAAGTTGCCCATCTGAAGGCACTTATCCTAAGTCCAGGGGATCGTAAGAAATTACCAAAAACCTTTGATGAGCTCCAAAAGAAATACTCTTTTGCTGCTGAACATGAGTCTAGTGATCTGTTCGGAGTTTTTCAGACTTATCAGAATGCAACTCTTAACGATGTGAGAGGACTTGCAAAGATAAGCATAAGCGAAAAAACATATTCGGATCCTCAATACATGCTTAAACACAAGACTTATAAAGAATTTCAGGATTGGGCAAATCAGCATAATATGCTTTCTCAGTTGGGAGTAGACTCCCCCTATGCTAAATTCAGTTCTTTGACAGAAACAGACTATAAAAGTTTGATGCTGGAGGCGAGAAGGTTTGAGAATCGTTTGGCGTCAGAAAGCAAAACGGTTCCCAAAAACATCAAAGACCGTTTTTCTCAGGATCTGGAACTGCTAGTAACCAAATTACTGAGAGGAGAAGAGATAACAGGTAAAGAACTGGCAGAACTAATAGAGGAAGATAAGGACTACAAAAAACATAGAGCGGGGCTAATCACGGACACAAGGAGCAAACAAGTCCAATCCTTGTTAAACTATCAGGCAGTTTTACATGACACAATTATAAAAAGACTAAAGGATCCAAAGAGTTCGCTGACGAGTCTGGCTTCACAACTGGAGAAATTAAACTATCAAAACTTTGCATCAAAAGAATATGGGAATGCGAGCCCCTCTGGGTTGATGAAAACGCATGCTGGAGTAACAACTCAGATTAGACAGGAGATAGAATCGTTCCAAAAAGATCAGGGGTTATACGCAGAAAATGTCCTTCAGAGGCAGGAGCTAATAACTGAAGACACCTCCCCTTATGAAAAAGCCATTGCAGTCAATGCAATGACAGAAATCCTTTCAGGGCAGAGTTCAGGTGTCTATGTCTCAAAAGCATATTTGGAAGCTGTTAAAACAGAATTTGATTCATTCTGGAAACAAGGAGATGACCTGATTTTAAAAACAACTGCTCTTATTGAAAAGATAGAAAATGATTATAAGAATGATGATGATGTCCCTATAGCAGACGGGATCATTCATGGATATGTTGATCCGGAAACAGGGAATTTTACTCCTGGCGTTTTTCCTCCAGTAGCTGTGTGGGCAGCATTTAGCAAAAATGAGGAGCTGTTAAATACTGCGGCTTATGCAATGTCTCAAGGAAACGATCTGAAAAAAAAATATGATATTTACACTTCGTCAAATGATAGTGGTTATACGTCAAAAGAACTCAAGGAAAAGATTATCGCTGTAGGATTAAAAGAGTTTAAGACAACGAGCTTTTTTGACTTGGTGGAACACGATTTAGAGGAAATCCTTATGCGTTTCCAAAACGAAGGGGTTGCAACTCCGCTAGAGTATTATGCCTCTGTCTTTGGAAATGATAAACTGCCGGGGCTTTTAACGGGGATGCGGCATAGCTCTGGAGGGAGTAGTAAGACTGCAGTTGATGCCATCCATCGCCTTGTTATGGCAGATATACTTAAAACAGGATCTAACTCACAGGAGCTACAGACGCAAGTGGTTCATTCAACTCATGCTAAGTTAGTTTCAGCAGTCGAGATTGTCCCTACAATGAGTGGACAGCATTCTGTTTTAATAAGTGATGCTGATAGACAAACATCAGATTTGCACGACCAAGTAATAAAATCTCCTGTCGTTGAAAGGGCATCTGCCATAAATCAGATAATCTTAAACATGATTGCTAGTAAGGAACTCTCTGTTGATGAAGACACGGTCCCTGTAAATATTAAATGGGATGACCTCAATGACCAACAAACAAAGGACTGGAAGAATTTCTTTGCTAAAAACTTTGCAATGTTGAGCGAGGACACAACTATGATCCCTGTTAAATCCGGGGACGGTAGATATGATGTGTATGTTGTCTCCAAAGGGGCGATTGTTGCGAGCTTCCCGGTTGCAGGGAGAGATGGCAATACTCTGTCATTTTCCCAACAGGATCTTGACGAACAGACTCTGATGACAAGGGACTGGAAGATGGCAGATTCACTTGGAACTTTTTTAGCATCTTCTATGTCCTATGGCACCACTAAAGAAAAGCAAAGTGTTTCTGAATGGATGGAGGTTGGGCGTCAGTCTTTGGGGGGCGATTCGCTGGAGAAGAAACAAATTTTTACGTTGACACGTTTGGGAGAAAGAATCACCAAGACTCTTGCCAGCCCCTCAGATCCAGTAACTTATTCTGAAATGATTGGACATCTCCAGAGGATCGCAAAAGAAACCGAACCGCAGCAGACGATGAGCTTGTGGGCGGCAATGAAGAATATGGTTGGTGCGGAAGTTCTTAAAAGGACACCTCCTGAAGAGGCAGATATGATGACTCTTAATCTTTATAATGTGTCGCTAAAGAAAAACGATACTAGATCAGCTCCAATAGCAGAACAATGGAAGCGTATTGCAAAGGATCTAGGATTTGACAATGTTTCCCACATGGTTAAATATCATCACAGAAAAGCTGTTGCAGAAAAAGATCCCGAAGCAGCAAAGCTGTTTATGGAACTGTTTAAAAATCCCACAAAGACTATTGGCAAGCTCAAGGTGCTGCCTGTCCAATTTTATAAGTATAATAAAAAAACAGATAAGGAAGTCCTTGATGAAAATACACAGGGATCCCCAGATGCGTTTGACTAGCCAAAACAGGATTAGTATATGAGAATGCCTGGAGGTGTCGCACAGCATGGAAGACCATATTCTTTGTTAGAGGCAGCCAAAGTGTTGCAGCCAGCAGATTCCACAGTCTTTAGAGCTTCTGTCGCTAGAGGTTTTGATGAGGTTTCCTATACTGCAACTTATGACTGGTTCAATGCTCCAGAAGACGACGGGCTCCTTATTCCTGAAGAAGACTTTGACAGGTCTTACTCTCGTCCGGGACTTGACTGGCATGAAAGAATGACAGTAACTCAAGCACAAATTGGGGCAGAACTCTCAGATAGAGATTACAGGTATCAACTGGTGACTTCTCATGCAAGCCGCGACTGGTCTGCGATGCTTGCACAAGCAGGGGGAAGTCTTGCTCCACAATTTCTTGATCCTGTTAATTATCTACCTCTTGTAGGGTTCTTAGGAAAAGTTTCCAGATGGGGGGCTAAGATCTCAAAGGCAAAAGCTTTGGGGACAGAGGGAGCAGTGATTGAGTCAGCAAGACAAGGGGTATTCTATGGACGAGACCAAGCTCTAGGAAAGGAATTTGACTTAAGTGGAGCAATGTTAAGCATAGGCATGGGAATAGGAATTGGTTCTGGATATGGAATGATGTTAGATCAAGGGTCATCTCTCAGAACAGGGCTAGGACATCTTGGTAACGCATGGGATCAGTTGATTGTCCAAGGAAAGAAAGCAGTAAAGCTAGGACCAGATGCAGAGTTTCCTGAAGCAATCATTCCAGAATCTCCTAAAACAAGTGAAGTCCTTGATGATCTTAATACTCAAAAAGCAGCAGATGATGCGGTTCTCTCAGATACAGAATTATCCCCAGAGGCAAAGGAGCGTTACGCAGCACTTCAGAGTTTTGGGCCAAGAGCAATTGCTCTAGTAAGAGGATGTATGGCACGACTTAAAGGAGGAAAATGAGTGAGCAGTGCATTGACTTGTTGGTGACGCGACTAGGAATGAATCGTGATGAGGCAACACGCTATGCACAGTTTTATCGTTTAGGCTCTGATGATATACAAGCAAGGATGGATTTTGAGCAGCATCAGGCAGACAGAGTCTTTCCAAGAAAGCAAGCACAAGCTGTTCAGGATCGTGTTGAGACTCTCCGTACTGAAGAGGATTATCTTACCAAGATGAGAGGGAATAATGAAGGAAAGTTTGGCTCAAAAGATTCTGACGAGATTTATATCAACACCTCTTGGAGTGAGGTTGAGGAACGGTTGCTAGAGGCGAATCGAGGACTTACACGTTCCCAGATGCACCGTTTGATCCGAGACAAGAACTTCAATGAGGATTTTGTCAATGAAATGGTGAAGCCGGGAAGTAGTGGATCTCCTGAAGCAAAACGATTTGCAGATACTTTCCGTGAAGAACAGTTGGTAGTAGTCCAGCGTGCAAATAATCAAGGGGCAGCAGTCTTACCCTTTGACGATCCTGTTGCAGCACTGCAGTGGCATGACGCGACAAGGATGCTCAGAGTCTCCAGAGAAGAGTGGGCTGAATATGTCTATGGATTACAGAAAGAAGATGGTGCAATTACTATGAGCGAACTTGGTAGAATCTATGACCGCTTTGTGAGTCATGGTTCTACTGATGAAGATCTCTTGTTTAACTTTGAGGGAGTCCTTGATGGGCCTAAACCCAAAGGATCTGCTTCAGGAAAGCTGACAAATCGGAGTTTTGCTCCAATCAAGTTTAAGGGTGCTAAAGAATGGATAGAATACAACCAGAAGTTTGGACATGAATCTCCACTACAGGCATCTGTGTATTCTTTGCGTTGGCAAACTCGTCTTACGGCAATTACAGAGCGCATGGGGCCTGATCCCTACAAGACTCATGCTGCAATAAAGAAGTCAGTTCTGGAGGATTCTCATGATGTGGTTAAAGCGAAAGGAGATACAGAAAAGATGGACTGGGTCTTTAATCATTTAATTGGAGATCTCCCTGAATCCTCTTTTCCAAAGCTCCAGAGTCTTGTAAACTCCATCCTCAATCTGAACATTATCTCTAAGCTAGGATTTGCTCCACTCACTGCAATGAATGACATTGGAGTCTCTGCAGTCCATCTAAGTTATCAAGGAGTCCCTCTACTTAAATCATACAGTCGCATGATTAAGGAGACTGTCAAAGGGCAGTCCAAGGAGATGAAGGAGGACATATTCCGCTATCTTCACTCTGGAACAGATGGGGTTTTCTCTTTCGGAATGGGACGCTACCAGATCGGAGATTCCCAGCCGGGGGCATTCACAAACATGGTCGACACCTTTGTTAATGCAACTGGTCTAGTCCAATTGACCAATCGCATGAGAACAGCATACTCCAAGATTACCTCGATGCACATGGCAGACATGGCATCCCAGCATTCTTGGACAAGTCTTCCCTCCAGATACAAGGAGTTTCTTGGAGTCTATGGCATTGATGGGAATGACTGGAAGGTTATCCGAGAAAAAGGTCTTGTCTCTATGGACGAACACCTTCCTGAAATGTTACAAGGGAAGAAGGTAGAACGGATTCCTAGAGAACATTATGTGGTGCCGGAGTCAGTCCTCCGAGGAGGAACTTCTGTTCATCTGAAGTCTGTCTCTCAGAAACTCTCGCGTCTTTATTACAACGAAGCACGAACAGCAATTCCAGAAGCAGGACTCAAAGCAAAAGAGTTGATGATGCTCAAACAGTATGAGGGGTCTGCCGCAGGGCTGGCACTCAGACTGTTCTGGCAATTCAGGACTCCTACTGTTCACATGATGCAGACCATGTTTCCGAGGATGAGAACCATGGGACCAACTGCTCTTATGCACACGCTACCTCTAACCGGGATTGGGTATGCGTCATTGACAGCAAAAGACTTCTTCCGAGGAAGGACTCCAAGAGATCCTACAGATCCTCAAACCTTTTTGCTCTCAGTAGGTCAGACAGGATTCTTCTTCGGGATGTCAGACATCGTTGCAAGGATCAATAGTCATGGAGCGGTGAACTTGGATGAGTTGGTTGGTGGAACAAACTATACAATGTTTAAAGACTTTTCAGAAGTCTCTGGGGGAATGCTTACAGGAGACAAGACGGCTTTTAAAGCCTATAACTTCCTTAAGTCCATAACGCCATTTGGCAACGTCTGGTATGGAGAAGCAGCAATGAACTATTTTGTGCATGATCGCTTTAGAGAATTATGGAATCCGGGCTTTTCACAACAACAGAATGCTTTTCTTGCCAGCAAAGGGCAAAAGAAGTTCTTTGGTTATCAACCAGATGAGGTATAAATGACGGTCCCTATTAACACTCCCTCTAAAACGACACTTGCGGGGAACACTGATGCAGCAACCAAGTACACGACGACTTACACAGTCTTTGATGCAACCCATATAGATGTCTATAAGAATGGCGTTAAAGTAGAGTCTGGAATCACGATAACGATTGCAGCGCATGCAACTCATGGGAAAGTTGCAGAATGTGTCTTCTCTTCTGGACAAACAGCATCTGACGTTATCCTCTTAATTCGCAATGTCCCCTATAACCAAGAGCAAGATTTTATAAACAACTCTGTCTTTGACATTGAGTCTTTGGAGCGTGGGCTCGATCAGCTTACGATGCAGACTCAACAGTTGGACACAAAGACTGACGGGACAATCAAATTTGCAGACTCTCTAAGTGGAGCTACAGCATTTGATTCTACCGCAGAAACCGCAGGAACCATTACTGCAAACAAAGCAGCTCGTCTTGGAAAAGCCTTAATCTTCCATTCAACAACTGGGGATCTTTCACTGTCCGCAACTTCTTTTACAGGACTAGAAGCTGACATATCTGCACTTGCAG